GATAAGGTTACTGTAGTAAATGCAATGGCTCAGCTCTATATGACTGTAACAGTAGCATAGAAGGGAGATAAATAATGGCGGATAATATAACTATGAAAGCCTCTGACACGCTTTCCGCAAAAATGGCGAAAGTATTTGTGACTATTGAAGGACACAGATACAATCTAATGAATGCAATCAACCTTGAAGCAAAGTTTGAGAAAACTAAGACTCCTGTTCCGATTTTGGGGCAGATGGGAGAAGGTAATAAGGCTACAGGTTGGAAGGGCACGGGTTCGGCAACATTCCACTACAATACAAGCATGTTTAGGGAGATTGTAGAGAAGTTCAAAGACACAGGCGAGGATACCTACTTTGAAATTCAGATAACCAACGAAGACCCAACCTCAAAGGCAGGAAGGCAGACGGTAGTATTGCTTGGCTGTAATATTGATGGCTGTATGCTTGCTAAGTTTGATGCAGATGGAGAGAACCTAGACGAGGATATGGACTTTACTTTTGAAGATTTTAAGATTCCTGAAAAGTTCAAGCTCCTTCCAGGTATGGCTTAAATTAAATAAACTGATTCACAGGGTATGCAGTATTTGCGTACCCTATATTTTAAAGAAATGGAGATAATAAGATGGGAAATTTTGAATTATTCATGAAGGGCAATAAGGTTAAGAGAGAAAACCAGTTCATAGTAGCCACAAGCAACTTTTTAGATAAAAACGGTCAGCCTGTTAAGTGGGAAGTTAGACATTTAACCACTAAAGAAGCAAACGCAATCCGTGAAGCCTGCACCACAGAGATACAGGTAAAAGGAAAGCCCGGAATGTATAGAAGCAAGCTAAACACAAATGAATATCTTGGAAAGCTTGCGAGTGCTGCCGTTGTATTCCCTGACTTATACGATAAAGCATTGCAGGATTCCTATGGGGTGATGACACCTGAGGAGCTCATCTTTGAAATGATTGACGATCCTACAGAATTCAATGAGTTTCTTGAAAAAATTCAGAATATGAACGGTCTTGATAAGAGCCTTAACGATAAGGTGGAAGAAGCAAAAAACTAATAGAGGAGGACAGCACGGCGAGCATAGCACATTATTGTTTGCACAAGCTCCACATGCTGCCCTCTCAGTTTTTAGCACTTGATGAAGAGGATAAAGCGTTTGTCATTGCCTCTATAACCTTGAAGGCGGAAAAAGAACGCAAAGAGGCTGAACGGATCAAGAGGAAGGGGAAAAAGTAATGGCAGGAATAAACGCAAGAATAAACCTGATTGACAGTTTAAGCGGTCCGATGCAAAGAATGATTGCCACTACTGAAAATTTAATCAATCATATCAACAATGTTGAAGGGGCGATGAATAACGGATTTGATGGAAGTATCATAGAAGATGCCAGGCATCAAGCTGAGGTATTTGCCACTCAAATGAGCAATGTAAGTAGTAGCATTAACGAAGCAGAGGCAGAGCAGCAAAGCTTCAACAACAGCGTGAATAGTGGTTCATCTGCGATGGGTGGTCTTGTAGGCAAGGCTATAGCCCTTGCATCTGCGTACATGGGAATTGGTAAGCTTATGAACATGTCCGATGAGCTTACTCTTACTACAGCGCGACTAGACATGATGAATGACAAAGTACAGACAACTCCTGAGCTGTTAAACATGGTGTATCAGTCTGCACAGAATGCAAGGGGTTCTCTTACTGATATGGCGGATGTAGTAGCAAGGTTTGGAAATAATGCAAAGGATGCGTTTAGCAGTTCTAGGGAAGTAGTAGATTTTGCTAATTTAGTACAAAAACAAATGACCATTGCTGGAGCTGGAACGCAGGAAGCATCCAATGCAATGCTACAGCTTTCACAGGCCTTGGGTTCAGGTGTACTGCGTGGCGATGAATTGAATTCGATATTTGAGCAAGCTCCAAACCTTATTCAGTCAGTTGCAACATATATGGATGTTCCAATAGGCAAAATACGAGAAATGGCACAAGAAGGCAAGCTGTCAGCCTCAATTGTCAAAAACGCAATATTTGCAGATGCCGACAATATAAATGCTAAGTTTGAACAAATGCCTATGACTTGGGGGCAGATATGGACTATGATGTCAAATGCCGCCACAATGAAATTGCAACCACTGCTTGAAAAGATAAACAGCATAGCCAATAGCTCACAGTTCCAAGCGTTCGCAGCTAATGCGGTCAATGCGGTTGGTCTTATAGCTAATGCTCTAATGGGGCTTATAGACTTAGGCGGTCAGATAGCCGATTTTTTCGTTCAAAATTGGTCGGTTATCGAACCCATCGTATTAGGCATAGTAGGGGCTTTAGTAATTTACAATTCTGTTTTGGCAATTGGTGCGGTGATACAAGGAATTATTGCCGTTGCAACTGCGGCACATGCAGCCTTAACTGGTGCTTGGTCGCTTGCTACCTTTGCAGCAACTGCGGCACAAAGCGGACTTAATGCGGCATTGCTGGCTTGCCCATTGACTTGGATTATAGGCTTAGTTATAGCTTTAATAGCGATAATCTTTGCTGTAGCCAACTCAATAGCTAAAACATCGAGCGTGGCAAATAGTGGATTTGGAGTCATTACAGGTGGAATAAATGTAGTTATGCAGTTCTTTAAAAATCTTGGTTTGCTTGTAGCGGATATTGCACTTGGAATTACAAATGCAATACTTGCACTGGCATCTAACATGGGTATAGCCTTCCATAATGCAATAGCAGGGATTCAGTCGTGGTTTTACGATTTGCTCTCAACGGCACTATCAGTAGTTGCAGGAATAGCTGAAGCTTTGAATAAACTGCCATTTGTAGATTTTGACTTTAGCGGAATAAGTAATGCAGCAAGTGATTATGCAGCCAAGTCAAAGGCAGCTGCCGAAAGTAAACAGGAATATCAGGATGTAGGGCAGGCATTTGATGAAGGTATGTCAACCTTTGATGTGTTTCAAGACGGTTGGAGCGATAAAGCCTTTAAGGCAGGTGCTAAATGGGGCGATGGTGTATCCGATAAAGTATCAAGCACAATAGATGGCTTTATGAAGTCAAATGGCGGTGTTGATACCTCTAACATGTTTAATGGTGGTGGATATACGGCAGGGGCAACAGTCCCAAGCGATGTATCGAATATCGCAAAGAACACGAAAAAGGCATCAGATTCCTTAGATATAACGAATGAGGATTTGAAGTATCTTCGTGATATCGCTGAAAGAGATGTTATAAATAGGTTTACTACGGCAGAGATTAAGGTTGATATGACAAATAATAATAACATTGCTTCTAGTGCAGATTTGGACGGCCTTATATCAGACCTCACAGAAAGAGCCACGGGAGCACTGTGCATGGCAGCGGAGGGGGTGCATAGGTAATGGGATATGAATTTAGACTAGGTAAGTTACTCCTTCCTGTATCCCCTTCGAGCTTTCAATATTCCATCAAGGGGAATAATAAAAAGATAAATTCGATAAACGAAGGGGAATTTCTGATTATAAAAAGAGCAAAACTATCGGAGCTAAGCTTTGAGTTTATGCTTCCGAATGTTAGATATCCCTTTGCGGTGTATAAAAACAACTCATTTAAGAATGCTAAATACTTCTTAGATGAGATTGAGAAGCTAAAGGTCGCGAAAAAGCCTTTTAACTTCATCATAGACAGGTCAAAGCCGAACGGTAAAAACCTCTACGACTATAAAGAAAAGGTTGTAATTGATGATTACACCCTTAAAGAGGGAGCTAATCAGGGCTTAGATGTTATGGTGTCGATAAAACTTACACAGTATCGGGCTGGTGCTTTTAATACGATCAAGCTAAAAGTTGATAAGAAGGGCAAAAAGAAGATTAAGACCAAAAAGAAGAGACAGACACATAATGCCCCATTGTCAGATAGCAAGGCAAAGTCCTACAAAGTATCAAAGGGCGATTCCTTGTGGTTGATTGCCAAGAAGTTCTATGACGATGGCTCAAAGTATAAAAAGATAAAAGAGGCGAATAAAAGCAAGCTAAAGCGTGGTAATATGATATTTAGTGGACAGATTTTGACCATACCAAAGTAAAGGGGGCATATATGAAGGTTACTTTAATTATT